CTAGTTTTGACAACATATATCCTGTTATGCTTCAGCTTGATAGAGATTCTCTCGAACGGCTCCATTCTCGTCATATTAGGTTTCTTAAGGATCTGGTGAGCAGGATGGTTTGATTGTCACCTTTGCATCTTTACAGGAGTGTTAATAATGAATTGGAAAATTGTGGCTATCTGTGCTCTGTGCCTTTTAGCATTTATTGCTATTGGCTCGAGACTCAGTTATACACTCTCTAACAATCCATTGATTGTTACTCCTGCTCAGTAGCTTAGGTCTCAATCATCTGGCACTTTACGTGCCCAACACCGCTAAAGGGAGTTAAATATGGTACTACGCTTTGATACCTATTCAATAGCTATCAAAATACGGGTGCCTATGCTTTCCCTCTTTGGTGTTGTTGCTTGCTGTACATCTAATTGTAAGGTTTGCGGGAGGCGTACATGAGCTATGTTCGCTATCCGTTTACCCTGCCTTTGGCTGTACTGAAGTTGCAGTCGGTTGTGCAAGCGGCCGGGTTTCGTAAAACCTCTCAGGTAGTTAAAATCGGTTGGTTCTATATCGTTAGGGTGTTCGATGTTCGCGGAAACGCCGTTTTCGAGTCCCCCGAGCTTCACGAGTTTTCTCGTCTGCTCGCTAGGATTCGCATTCGACTTCCCGCTGTCACGCCACCGTATCGAGTTAGGATAACCGCATTATACTATCCTGGTAGTCTATACGTTATCGGTTCGGATATGAATATGAAAGCTTCCTTTAGTTTTCGCAAGAAATCTATTGGGGTTCTTCCTATTTCACCCGAACACCTGCATCGCCTTGGTGTAAAACTAAGGCGATCCGTCATGCGTAAGGTTAAACCTTTACGATCTCCCAGGACCACAACTTCTAATTTGCGTCCATCGCCTGAAGTTCGTACCTCCAGCCTTCCTCATTACGTTATGTCAAATGATGTTTTGACGGGTAATACCGTCGTTACATATGAGTCATATCGCCGTGAGTGGACTGGTGTTCGAACTCCTCACTTTGGTGCTCTTAAGAAGAGACATCTTCCTGTGAATAATCACAGTATGTATGAGACCCGAACGCTTGATTTGGGTATTGAGATCGTGCACATCGACCTGAATTCGCTAGTTCCACCAGCGACTCCAGATACGAGTCTCGAACTCACTTCCTTTACAAGCCAACTCGGGACAGGTCCTGCGG